TCGCCGGGCTTCTGTCCGGTTGGGCTAACAACACACAGGAGGGGATATGAGAGCTGCACACGAACAGCAGGGAATGGGCCAGGACGAGCAGGATACCGTCCTCAAGTGCGAGGGTAGTTTTTGCGATACGCTCATCGGCTGTCTCAATATGACGGTACTGAATGACAAGGCATATTGCCCGGACTGCGCAAGCTATCTGCAGGATCTGGAGAACGACCCCAGCGTTTATAAGAGCTGGACATCGAGGAGTTTCTAATGACCACAGCAGACGCAACCCAGGCTTTTCGCAACGGCCAGATGGACGAGGACACCTACGCGGCTATCGTGGCGCTCAACCCGCCCCTCGGGGCAACGCCACCGTCCGCCGCCAAGCTGGCTGAACTCCGAAGATACAAGGACGAAAGATAATGGAATACGTACTACCCTGCAAGACTTACCGAGTTTTTGATCTGGGCGGAGAGCGCACCATAGTGACACACGGCGGACTGTCTTTTTCCCGCGTAGTGGACAAGGACATTAGCAACGTCGGCTACCGGTACCTGGGGCTGATACACGGGCAGTCCGGCATGACTACGACGCTACGCATAACATCCGAGCGACTGGTGTTGCACTACTGGCATTGCCCCGAGGACGGCGGCGAGGCCATCGAGCAGATCTCATATTAATTAAACTAGGGGGAGGGGATCTTACAAATGCCAACGTACTACAAGGTGTTGAACGAAGACGGGACTCCATGCTGGGGCGGCAGTGGACAGTGGCACCTACCGACCGACAATGAGCCCGGTGCGTGGATGCCGCGAATAGAGGACATCCAGATGTGCGCCTGTGGCTATCACGTTATCACCAGCGACCATCTCATGGCCTGGCTCGGCCCTGCTATCTGGACGGTCGAGGTTGCCGGGGACGGCATACTAGATAACGATAAGTCCTGCTGGCACGAAGCTCGATTGCTACGCCGGCTCAATTGGGATGACAAACAAGCTAGGCTCTTTGCGGCAGACTGTGCCGAACGTGTGCTGCCTTTATTTGAAAATATGCATCCTGATGACCCCCGCCCGCGGCTAGCTATAGCTGCCGCTCGTAATTCTGCCAACGGCAACATCGGGGCTGCTGCCTGGGCTGCTGCCAGGGATGCTGCCGCGGCTGCTGCCAGGGATGCTGCCAGGGATGCTGCCGCGGCTGCTGCCAGGGATGCTGCCGGGGCTGCTGCCAGGGCTGCTGCCTGGGAGGCTGCCGGGGCTGCTGCCGCGGCTGCTGCCAGGGCTGCTGCCTGGGAGGCTGCCAGGGCTGCTGCCGGGGAGGCTGCCAGGGCTGCTGCCGGGGAGGCTGCCGGGGCTGCTGCCTGGGCTGCTGCCTGGGAGGCTGCCGGGGAGGCTGAGAGGCAGTGGCAAACAGGCCGCCTCTTATATTATCTCGGTTAACCCAGCGCAGGGGCATCGAGCCGCCCCGACGGGCCATGACCGGCTGGCTACTGGCCGGAACGAAAAGCCTGGACGCACGAACCTCCGGCTCGGTGCCTCTGCCAAACAGGGAAGGAACACACGATGATACAAACGATTATCACCGCCATTTATCTAGTTGGGTTTTTCCCCGCGCTACTCTTTAACCTGTTCATCGGTTGGCAGGAGTACCCTTGGTACGGGTTCCTGATATTCGGTATTGGTGAGGCGGGATTCTGGGCCAGCATCTGGCCGATACAGGCGGTCGTCATAGCGCTATCATAGGAACGGACATGATAACCCTCACCGAACTCAAGGAACGACTCACCGGCAGCAACGAAGCGTTGCCGTCTGAGCGTACCGTTACCGAGAGCCAGCTCCGGGATATGACCGACCTGGAGCGGCTGGTTGTCTCCAAAACAGAAGCGCACCGGGATTGGTGCGACGCCAAGAAAGTGTCCGACGGGATCAAGGCCGCATATAAACCCTGGTTGGCGCAACTGGGCGCGGATATCCGCAGCGCCCATGCCGCCGGTAACAAGACCATAAGCGCCGCCGCTCTTGAGCAGGAGGCGAGCTCCCGCCCGGAAGTAATCGACTACATTGTCGGTATGACAGAGGCGGACCGGCAGACCAACCGACTGCGCGCCCGATTCGAGGGATTGAAGGACATGTGGGAGAGCGCACGAACCGATCACGCCGACAAGCGGCAGAGTCATCACGAGCAAGGAGTTTTCTAATGCCAACAGCAAAAGTCAGCAGACAAGGAAAGACCGACACTATCAAAGGTGGGCAGTATGCCGGGTTACCCAAGACCGGCGTCCAATTCGAGGGCAAGGGCGACCAGTGGTACGACCTGCTCGGCGAGTACGCCTACAGCCAGTTAATGGGCAAGGATATCACGTTCGATATCGTGCAGGAGAACGACGGCAGGGACGGGCGGAAGTTCTACACCTTGAAACTATCCGGCGACCCGCCCCCCAAACCAGCCAGTGGAGGCGGCGGAGCGCGCGGGTACGGCGGCAGGCCCGCCCCGGTAGCCAAGCCGTGGGCCGACCTGGAGCGTGTCGTTATCGCCGCCGCCGCCCTGGCAACCGACTTCCTTGGTGATGACGGGGACTCCAACGGGCGGTTTATCAATACTGTGGTTATGGCATTTGCCCGTGGGGAAGTGGCCGCACCCCAGAATACCGCCACTGACGCCCGAGAATCGCCACAGACGCACGTTTCCCCCGAAGCCAGCCCAGCAGACGCAGCGGACATGTTCGGGGCTCCGGGGCCATCTGACGAGGATGCGCTGCCAGACGATCTCAGATTATTTGCGACGTAGTTATGTCAACTTTGGAGTTCTTTGTAAGGATTAACCAGTTCGTGCCGGGGCCGCGATTATAGCGTTCTCATATTTGGTAATGGACAGAACGTGCGGTTCCGGCACGGGAGAAAAGGAGCAAAACATGAGCACAAAGCAGAGCGCGGAGGAGTTCCTACAGGCAGAAGGCCAATTTGATCCGTACGCTAATACTATTTGCTGGTGCCATGCTCGCCTGGATGGGCGTACCTGCTCTGGCTGAACAACCGAGTCTGGTAAAGGGGACATTATGAGGAGCGAGGATACATCATTAAACTCTCAAATATACAGGATAACGGTTACAAGTCCGGGCGCATCAGCACAGCCTATTGAGGTCCTGGTGTACAGCAATTTCAGCGACACCGAGAAAGAGAGAGAGCAACGAGCGGAGATGCTCGACACAGCCAATGTCTCGGGGTGGATTTGGTTTGACGACACGGCGACCGTTGACAAGGTCCGTGAGGTAATAAGCGAGGCCATCCTCTCTTATTTGGAAGGGCTATCATGAGCATAGTTGCGGCTACAGTAATACAGTGGCTCGGATCTAACGTGGGAATGTCGTTTCTTGAGGAGTCGTTGGGTTCGTGTGGCTACAGAATAAAGGCAGAAGGGGGCGGGGGATGAGTCCACAACACGCACGAAGTATAGCGGAGGCGTTGATGTCAGATTTAAATGGCCGCAGCGGTTTTGATTTGGATATTGACGATCAGGTTCGCAAGGAATGGCTTGGTGAATGGGTCGTTATTATCATGTCCACCAAGCCAGAAGGGGGCGAGGAATGAAGGGCCGCAAGAAACTGACCATACTGAGTACGGCGGAACTGTGGGCGTTGATCGTTGTTCCGCCTCGACTGAGCAAGCGCAACCGGCAGATCCGGAAGGACGCGAAAATATACTGCCAGTTACTAGCCAAGGCCGAAGGGAGCGAGGGATGAGTGACAAAACAGCAGATGATTGGATGCGACATCACCGACAATGGAATGATATGTGTTACATGATCCACGCCAGTCAAACTGATGTCGAAAACTACGGCGACAGGCGAGTCGCAGAAGCAGAGCAACACCCGCGCCATGTGGGCACAAAGCACACTCACGAGGCCGACCATAGCGATCCGTTGTTCCGGCGCTGCCTGCGTTGCGGCAAGGACTTGCTCGACGATGCCCATATGCCAGAAGGAGGCGAGGGATGAGCACAAAGCAGGGCGCGGAAGAGTGGTTGAATGGGCGGGTTGGAGCATCTTGGCGTTACGAGGGAGGTGGCGTCGTAACCCGTGGCGACGCTGAAACCTACGGCGACATGCGAGCGCAGGAGGAGCGGGAGCGGATACGGAAGGTGGTGATGCCAGCCGCCAGGGACATCGAAGAATGGGTGCAGTTGGCAATAGCGAACCGGGGGCGAAGCAGCGATCCTAGCCACGATCCCGCCTGTGCAACTGAGTGCGAAATTGAAAGATCCCGCCGCATTGTGCGAGATGTAACGCTAGCTACCAAGGCAGAAGGGGGCGAGGGATGATCGACACTGGAGTATTAAATGAGCGCGTCCTGGCGATAGCCAGGGGGCATGGAGCCCGGAACCGGGGCGCAGGGCTGCCGGAATGGGATGTCAAGCAGGGGACGCTCGACTGGCTGACCCGCTACGCCGTGCAGGAGTTCCAGGCAGAGGCCCTGCGCGGCTGGAGGGAGGCCAACGAACGAATCAATCTCGAGGAATCAAGGGGGACACAATGAGCAAAAGAGAACGAAAGCATTATTCGATATCGCCGTCGAGCCTGGCCTTCCTTTACGAAGAATGCCCGGCCTGCTGGCGACGGGGAGTAGTGGGTCATCCACTGGCTCGCCCATTCAGCCCGTTTCCCTCGATCTTTGGCCGTATCGACAAGGGTATCAAACAACACTTCGTCGGTCGTCCGGGAGGTGAGATTGCGCCCGCTCTGGCCGACGGTACCGTCGTCCCCATCAAGGAGCAGACCCTACAGTCCGCCCCGGTCGGCGAATATCGCGGCCTGCCCATTGTTATACGCGGGAAGCTCGACTCCCTGATAGAAGGCGCCGGCGGGGATTTCGCGATAGTGGATTACAAAACCAGCAATCCCAGGGAAGACCTCATCGGTCGCTACGCCCGGCAGCTCCACTGCTACCAGTACATCCTGGAGAACCCGGGACCAACACACACTCACCGTGTCGTCGAACGCCTGGGTTTGTTCTGCTTCGAGCCGTATGAAACAGCCAGCTTTACCGTAGCGCGTGGCGACTTCGCCAACTTCGGCGGCACCATGACCTACCACTCCATCGAGCCGGACCGCGACACGTTCACCTACGAGACACTGCCCGAGATCGTGGCTACCCTGACCGGCGACCCGAAACCGGGCGCCAAGTGCGGCTACTGCGAGCGCGAGCAAACCATGATCGAATACTTGAAGCAGGGGCTGGACAACTTCTCATGACCCCCAGCCAACAGACCGCCGCCGATATTCTGGCCTTGCCCGAGTCGGTGTTAGGGGTTTATACTACCCCCGAAATTGCGGCAAAGCTGCTGATTTGGGCTAGAAATAACGTGTCCGATGAGACTGTCCAGAATTTCATGACGGTAGTGTAAGAAACTGGACTACACGGAGAGCGATGGCTATGTCGGTGCAGCTCACGAACTCCTTTAAAATTGGGGTGACAATGCGTATGGTGGGCCTGTGGATACGGAACCTGGCCCGCCAGCGCATCACCATGAACGTCACAATTCTATCTCTGCTGGTTAGTTCGTTTCTGGGAGTGAGTGGGTACGTGGCATGGCAGACAATGGACAACGCCAAGACCGCCGCCGCCACCGAGATCCACATGCAGCATGTCCAGACCAACCTGGAGCAGCTCGTTACCAGCGTGGCGAATATCCAGTTGCGGCTGGCCGAGGTGACTCACCTGCCGCAGCAGGTCGCCGCCTTGTCGGATCGGGTAGATGCACGGGCCAACCGCATCGACGGCTGGCGCAACGTGCAGACTATCAAGCTCGAGAAGATGGCGGAACGACTAGAAAGGGGACAATGACCTTATGACTCTCTCACAAAACCGAATGCTTAGTCGGCCTCCGCCATCTCGGGCAGCCGCTCCGGTGTCAGCTCGCCCGGCTCCCAGTAGAACTCGCGACCAGTCTCGCGCCGCATCTTCGTAGCCATCCGCCTGAAGCTGGAGTTGGCCTTTGGGTCCGCAACCTTCTGCAACTGGTCCCAGAACAGCCGCTGTAGTGCGAGCCTCGTGTACCACATGTTAGTCCCAGGCGTGTACCGCTTGGCGAACCGCACCGCTTCCTTCGAGAACTCTGGCACCTCGCCCTCAAGGGCATCACCGCCCATGCGATACAGCGCCCCCGCCACGTCCGATCCCAGCGACCAAACCGGCCCTAGCAATGTCTCAAGTGGCCCCTTGCCGTAGCGAGACTCGCCGGACGTTAGCAGGTCCGCCCAGATGCCCGCACCACCACCGCGCAGAAACCCGGACATCCACGTCTTGCCAGCGAACGGATCCTTGATGTCGCGACCGTTCGCCACGTCGTAGGCCATCTCACTGATTACGCCCATTGTCGTCAGGCCCACCGCATGGGCCATCAGGTAACGCGTTCTGTTGAACTTCCCGCCGCTGTACGTCTCATGATACAGCCCGCGCATTAGCTGGTTCTGCACCATCGACAGGCTGAAGGATTTGTATGCGAAGAACGCCCGCGACAACTCGCCAACCCCCGTACCCCTCGCACTGCCCGCGCCGGTCACTACCGCTCTGACTCCAGCCTCCGGCTCGACAACACCGCGGGTCATCTCGCTGATGATCATCTCTTGATAGCGATTCGCGGCGTCCTGCTGGAATGACAACTCGGCTTGCAGCTTCGTAACCTTGGACCGTGCCGCCGCCAGTCTGCGCCCCAGTGCCGCCGGCCTGCTACCCCGGAGACCGGCCTCCGCTTCTTGGGCCTCCCCGGCCTCCTTGAGCGCCTTTGCCATTGCCTCGGTAATGCCGCCCGCCCGGTGCATCACCTGTGTCGGTGCCAGGATCGGGACGCCGTTTATCTCATCGGGGGCCGCTGCCCGTATCACGTCCCAGTGGGCAGGAGTGATGCCGTTACGCCGTAACAGGTTTTTGTTAGCCGTCGTCAAACTGTCGAACTTCCTGCCCGTCAGCGAACCGAAGTGCGTCACCATCGACATGCCAATATGGCGCTTGTGGCCCTCGGTCCACGCTTCCAGCCCCGACGCCCGGATCAGTGTTTGAAACACCGTGCCGATCCTGCTGGTACCCGACATCTCGCCCCACCGGAGCGCCGCCTGCGTTCCCTGGATCGAGGCGTCCATACCCAGTGCGATCCTACCCGCCGCCATCCGGTCCGCCTTCGACTTCGTAAACCGCTTCAAATGCTCGAACGCGTATCGGTACGCCGGGATTCCCTGCGCGGTAAGGGTCATTCTTGTGGTCCAAGGGTCGCCCATGCTCGACAGCAACGCCGAGTTCAACTGTGCCGAACCCAGCCACATGCGGGCGCCCGTACTCAGGTTGTCGAGAAACTCGTTGGCCGACTGATTCACCCGCGACGTTACCACGTTGTAGGCAGCCTCCGGAGTTGCGATGATCTCCTTCGCCCTCGCCAGTGGTCCGGTAGCGCCCGCCTGGAGCGCCCGGTTATTGAGCGCCTGAAACACCTGGTCGGGCTTGGGGCCGAGGATTTCCATTACGCCGGTGCGCCGGCTCAAGTCTTCCAGATCGCCAATCACCGAACCGTAAATGTCGGGATCGCCGAACTCGTTGTTGGCCTCGAACCAGGCTTGCGCATTCTCGAACGTCAGGCGACGGTGCTGCGAGATCCTCTTCATTCCCCGCGGGATGTCCTTCACCTTGACCGCCGCATCCGCCACGAACTCACCGTGCAGAGCTTCGACAAACTCGCGCACCTCGGTACTGTTCAGCACCCGCGAGCCGTCCTCGCTGTAGATGCCGCCCCGCTTGAGCTTCGGCAGAATGAAGTCCCGCCACTGCTCCATCGGCACCTTGGCGATTCTGCGCGGGTCCCAGTGCAATGTGAGCCCATAGTCCTTCCGCTTGGCTATGTTGCCCCCAGCGGCATTGTGGCGCATCCTGATGGTCTCTTGAGCGTCTGCCACCTGCCGGGCGTACCGCTGTATGGCCGCATCCTCGACCGGCTCATTGAACAGAGCGCGCACGAGCTTCCGCGACTCATCGACCTGTGGGCTCAAACCCAGCTTCTTGGCCTTCAAGGCCTCTGCCGCCTCCGCCATGTGCGACATCGTGTCGGCAAACACCGCACGAGCGCGGAAGTCCGCATTCGAGAATTCCGCCCAGCCCTTGGGATCACGGCGCAGTAGGGCCATTACCCCATCCCAGTCACCGCCACGGTATGCATCGACATCGGCCATGCGGTTTTTCATCGCCAGCGTGTGCAGTGCGGTTGTCCGCCGTTGCTCCATCGCCGACTTGATCAGCGAGTCTACCGCGATAGTTTCCGATGCTCCTGCCGCGATGCGATCCTCCAGCGCCTTGGCCTGCCGCTGGGTGATCACGCCCGTCCGCAAGGCTTTTTTTAGGCACTCAGCAAGCGACCGCATAGCGACTCCTTCGGTTGTAGTTCTGCTCGCTCGGTGTTGACCACTTGCAGTTAGCCGGCTCGTAGTTCCCGTCATTGTCAATGCGGTCTATCGACTTGCCCTCGGGCCTCGGGCCTACATCTCGGTAGAACGCCTCAAAGGACCGCCGCCACTCATCGCAGATCGTGATTCCACGCCCCCCGTAGTGCTTATACCCACGCGCATTCGGTTTTGTGCAGCGATCCCGCATTGCGCTCCACGACCCATAAGTCCGCGTGTAAGACATCCCGTGCGTCTTCTTCCAAGTCCTCTGGTAGCACCCGCAACTTCGCGTCGCCCCGATCCGTAGCGACTGGCTCACCACCTCGCTGGTATTGCCGCATTCACACCGGCACCACCATCGCGCCTTCTTGTCCCGCAGTTCGCTAAAGCTCAACACAAAGAGCTTACCGAACACTCGCCCTGTCAGGTCTATTCGTTCCATTGCATCACCCCAGTAAGCAGTTTTTCAGGTTAACTGCGGCCTCAACGTCCATGTCCGCATTCCCCATCGCCTCACGAGCCGAGCCCATTCGCACGTCTACCTTGCCGTCAACGATCGTATCCTCGATCGGGATCTGCACGTCCTCGGCTTCTAGCTCACGGCTGGCCCGTAACGCCGCCTCATCCGGTGGTGGCAGATTGTCCCGGCCCGTCCACACGTCGAACTCCCGCTCGGCCTCCGCCCTGAGCTTTGCATCCGCCGCTGACTCGGGCACGAACTCGGGAAGATCGTCCGCCCGGTCCATCGCCATCCTCGCCGCCTCCTCCTCTTTCATTTCAACGTAGGCGTTCAGCTCCCGGTCTATCTCAAGCTCTAGCGCCCGCTCCGCCCTGGTGCCCTGAATGGACGTTATCGGCTCGCCCTCCAGATCCCGCCGTAGTGCGTCCGCTAGTGTTGCCGGGTCGGTATCGTCGATGAACCCCGCGTCGAACGCTGCCTGCGCCATTGCGTCCGGCGAAGCGCCCGCCTTGGCCTTGACCACCCGCCTCGACTTGTCTCCTACCTCCCGCAGCGCCGCAAACTCGCCCCGTAGTGCGCCCGCCTGCGCTACCGACACGCCGCCCTCGGCCTTGACGAACCCACTGAGCCGCTGGTTTTCCGTACCTAGCCCCGTAACATCGCTACGCTCAACCGCTGGTGCCAGGCGCGCCCGGATGTCGTCCACGTTAACCGGCACGTCGTTGAACGTCTGGCCGACCGCTCGTGTTACTGCTTCGTAGTGAGCCGCTGCCGCTGCCTCGCTCTTGAGATCGCCGGGGTTATCCTTGATAACGTCGAGCTGGTCCTGCATCACGTTGAGCGCGTCTTCTTGGGCAACCGTGCGGCTAGGTACGCGTTTGAGTCCCTCGATGCGCCCCACCAGCTTGGCTACCAACCCCACGGTTCCCGTCAGAACACCGGCACCACCGCCCGCTGCCAAGATGTTGGTCACCGCCTCGCTCAAACCGTACTCAACGCCCAACTTTGCCTTGTAGTTGGCCACCTGCGGCTGAATCGCCGTCTCTATGCCAGCCCCCAGCGCCGTCTCAATGCCCACCTTAGCTACGAGCCCAGCCTTGACCGGTGCCCCGAATAACAGCATTGCCGCGTTTATGGGATCCGTCAGCGATGCCCCCATCATGCCCACGAACGACCCGACATGCCCCATGGGAGCCTGCTGTCTTAACTCCCGGTCCCGGGTCTCCCGCAACACACGTGATTCCTCGATCACCTCAAGCTCTAGCTCGTCATCGGTCTTGACCTCGGGATAGCGCGCCGCCAGGTCCGCTATTCGTACCCTCTGAGCTTCCGCCGTAGATTCGGCGTCCGCCACTCCCCGAATCACCGCTGCTCTCGACCTGGGCGCCGGGGCTGGCTCTATCACAGTCTCGCCGAGCTCCCGGATAACCTCCGCCCGCTGCCTGAACTTCTCGGACATGTTGAGCGATTCGCTGGCCTGCCGGTCCTCTTGCTGAAAGACCTGGAAGTCCCGCGCCGTACTCTCGACGAAACCGGCAACGCCCGCCTTGGCGAACTCTTCGCCCTCGTAACCGCGAATCGCACCGCGGTAGCTATCGGCAAATACTGTCATTGCGTTGCCCCGCCCAACTGCAATACAAACCGTTGGCCGGGTCGGCTCTTGGACTCTACCGGCAGCACGCCGACGCGAATAAGATAACGTCCATTGCCGAGCGACTCCGGCACCCCTGTGCCCAGAATGTCCTCACGGCTCACGCCTGCCGCATCCGAGTAGTCACCGATCTTCATCGCCTCCAGAAACTGATCTTCCGTTTGGCCTGGGTACGCCGGCTGGACCGTGTAGTCCCGGCTCATTCCCCAATTATCCACCGCTATCAAGCCGCCCGTCACCGAATCTATCGAGCGCGTGAGCAATCCCGGTTTGACCTCCCCCAGGTCGCCCGTATCCCACAACTGCTTCGCGTAGTACGCCGTCACCGCCTGTGTGGTTGCCGCCAACGCCTCCGGGCTATGCCGGTATGCCTGGTGCAACTGCCCGACTATGGACTGCTCCAGACCCTTACGGTCCTGTCCCTGCGGCAGTATCGCGCTCTTGGACTCCTTCAGCAGGTTCAGCCCCTCCAGCACGGTCACCGCCGCCGCCGACTGGTCAACGCTCATGCCCATGGTCAGCCCCAGGACACCGCTATGCTTCTTGCTCACCGACTCGGCCACCGCAAACAACTGATCGTTGCCGAACCCCTCCGCCATGCGCTGAAACGTGTTCACCTTCGCCTGTGGGGTCTGGGCATCGAGCGCCATCGTTAGCGACTGCACCTCGCCCGATGTCAACGGCGATACCGCGGGCACCCCGTATGCATTTGCCGTTACCTTGGCGTTGTGCGCCTTTGACGCCATCAGTGCCGGGTCCGGCTGCGCCCAGTTTACCGGTGGCGTCCCTTCTACGAGCCCTTGCCGCTCCGCATGCAAAAGCCCGTCACCATCGTCTAATGCCTTCGTAAGCGCCGTGTAGGACGTAGCCTTGGCCTTGTAGAGCTGCCCCTGCTCCCTGGTCAGCATCCCCGGCCCCGAGGGCGTGGCGCGTAACTCCGCTTCCTGCTGCCCTACCGTGCCGCCCACGAACCTTTGCACCTCCGCCTGGTGGACTACCGCGGCCTCGGTATCAGCCAACGTCTCGGTATCACCCGACGCCCTTGCCGCCGCCATCGCATCGTTAGGTGACACACGTGGCAGATACCCCCGCAGCACGTCCCGCGTGTAATCCTGGGCAATGTCCGCCTGCGATCCTTGAAACGCCCGAGCTTCGGCTGATCCCTTCCGCTCCCGCCGCTGTATCTCGCTAACCGCTTGGCCTTCCATCGCCCGCCGCGCGTCCAGGGTCAGCCCTGAATATCGTCCCTCCCGCAAGCCCTCCAGCGTTCCGGCTGGGTCTTCCTCGATGCGCCGGCTAACGTCCAATTCGGCCAGGTCCGTCGCTAGTTGCCGCTTGAGTCCCGCCGCACCCTGTGCCGTCAGCAACCGACCCCCCACTGCCGTGTCGACTATCGTCTCGATGTCAAAGGCTCGCTCCAACCGCCTATCGGGGTCAAGCTCCGTTGCCAGGCCGGCTTTCTCGGTCTCCAGCGTAGAGAAAAGCTTCTCTTGCGCCGTTGTAATCCTGGCCTTATCGCTGACGTCGTAGGCTCGCTTATCGCGCTTTAGCTTCTCGGCGTCCCAGAAGACCGAGAGCGCACGCGCTACACCGGGCCGTGCCGTGGCCATGGACTCCTTGGCTAACGCTTTGCCATGCGTTTCTATCACCGACGCGTAATCCTCAGTCTGCGGCGTGTCCTGCTCCAGTTGGTCGAGCTGCCCCCGCAACGCCGAACGCCTGGAGTAGAAGTCCATCGTGTCTTCGCTGTCCCGTATCGCCAGCGCCGTGTCTGATATTTTCCCCAACCCCTTCACCAGCTCGGTCATACCTATCTCCGTAGGGTGCTTGGGTATGGTTAGTCCCGGGATTGGGTTCAACTGTATTATCTTCGGCATGGCTACGGCTAAAACCTCGTTAGAATATCTATGTCATACAGGTAGTTTGGCGTACCTGCGTCGGGCGTCGGCGTGAACGTAATTGTTCCGATCCCAAACGACACTGCTACCGTGACGCCGGCTTCGGAAATGACGGTGTTGGCGATAAGCCCCGCGTTGCTGGCGTTAATCGCCCGAAAGGAGATCTCCCTGTAACTATGGAGAGTGTTGGCGCCGTTATTCTCGACGCCCGCCATCCGGAACTTGGCCAGATACGCCTGCCAACTCCCTACTGTAGCCACCTCTAGCGTGACCGGAAGCGTTGATCGCATCACGAAGTTTTTAGAACTCGGCCAGGTGTCGCGGATTTCCCCAAGCGGGCCGCGGTTCTCCCAGAACATATTACCCACCGCGCCGTTATTCTCGTCTATGTAATTACCAGCCGTACCCTTGATGAGCCTGTTTCGGAAAGCTCCATTGTTGGTAGCCCCGACGTTGAAGAACCGGACAATAGCGATCTGTGCCCCAGATGGCTCTGTGCTCAATCGGTTATCGAAGATGGTACAGTCGGGATTATTGTCAACGATGATTGCGTATATTCCCGAACTAACGATAGTGTTGTTTCTGACAACGCACCGTGGAAACTTCAACTGTATACCGCTCCCGGTGGCATAGATCAGGTTGTCGAACAGTTCCACTGCCCCTTGAGTAAACTGCCAACTCCCAGTGGCGTCGGGCTCGCATTGATTGTTAAATATCCGCACCGGCCCAACTGCCGGCGCCGTGCCACTATGGATGATCCCGTTGCTCGTGGCGCCGGCTAGTGTGTTCCCCGATACGTTGACATTACCGATCATGCCCACCAGCTCAACCCATGCGTTACTACAGTCCTCGATATGGTTGCCGACCACATCTACATCCGTCAGGCTGTCGGCGGCTGAAAGGCTCACCCCCATACCGTGTGCGATGCCGCCGGTGTTCATGATGATGTTGTCATGGATTTTGACTTTGGTAACACTCTCCCCAGACCCCGTCTGCGTCACGAGTTCGATACCCATTCGGCCTTGCGCATCTACGCGATTGTGATCAATCTCTACATTAGCCACCTTACCGTTCAAGTGGCCCTTGATCCCGACCAGATTTTGCCCGTGATTCGGGCAATTGCTGGAGATGTGGTGTATGCGCCCGTTATTCGACGGCGTTGTCGTCGAGTCGATATCGATAAACCCGCCCACCGAATTCGCTGTGGTACGGGAGCTGATGATACGAAAATACCCCAGGTCCCAGTTGTCGCCCGCTATTCTAAACCGGAGGTCATCCGCACCAGCATCGAGAATAGACTCGTCCCCGTAGCCTCGAATCTTCTTATCCGTGCCGACCCCTACCGTCGTAGACCACAGCCATGTGCCTGGTGGAATGATAGCCACATTCCCAATGGCATGAGCTGCCGTTATTGCTGGCCCTACGTCTACGCCGGGTACGGCGCCGGTCAGCCTAATGTCTACCTCTTCGCTGAACAGGTAGTCGGCGACTCGCGTCCAGCCTGCGCCGTCGTAATACCAGATCCCCTCGACTCCATCACTTTGCTCGACCAAGGTGCCGACACCTACGGTCAATGCTTCTCTCTGTGCCTGAGTGAGCACCTGAAGCGTCCCGACCGGCGTTTCCGTTGTTAATAGTTCAAGGTTTTGCAGGCCCGTCAGATCTGGCTTCCACGACAGTATATTGCCGGCCACCGGGTCGGGTACCGTCAGGTCCGTAAGCGTGGAGTCCAGGTCCAGTTTAAGCGCCCTGTTTATCTCCTCCGCCTGCATCTGGTCGATCATCACGCCCTTATCGAAATCGTCTTCGATCCGGTCTGCGATATGGGCAGGGAGCCCGTCGTTGGGAATGTACTCCGATAATTGGCTGACCGGCTGATTCCTGAGAAACAACACCGCTACGTTCGCAGCCGGGGCTGTCGTAAACGTGACGTTCCCGCCATTCGCCGACCCCAGCCCGTCCACCGTGTAGTCGGTATCCACGATCTTGAGCGCATCGTCTACGTAGACCGCGATATCCCCCTTGGCGAATATCTTGAACGTATAACCATAGATAGCCAGGCTTCCGTTGCCTACGTACTCGTCCCGCGCGCTATTGGGTGCGACTGTTGGCATTGCGTCCTCGCAGTCTGCTTTTTAAAATGCTGTTAACCCCGGTCGATATTCCCGTCGAGATAGCCTGGCCCGCTGCTGCCCTGCCCCCCGCCTTGACAGCCGCGGAATTGAGCGCCCCCTGCTTCTTGATCCCCAAGGCGCCAATCTCCGCCTGCCGGCGGTTCTCCAGTTCCATCAACAACGGTGAGCCCGACCCCGGGTCCACTCCCGCCGCTCCCGCCGTGGCCGCCCCTTTTGCAATCGCCAACTCACTCTGCCGGCGCGTTTGCTTTTCTTTCAGCTTGGCCGCTTGCTTTATCTGCTCGGATTCTTTATCCGCCTGCTTCTTTGCCAGACCGCCCTGGACGCCTCCCGCCACTATCCCGGCATCGGCTGCCAAGGCGGACGCCGCTTCTGCCCCCGTGATACCGGCCTCGACTGCGCCGGTTGCCAAGGGCATGGCGGCCCCGGTCGCTGCATTGACGGGCGCGAGCACAGTGCCTGCCCCGACCGCTCCTGTGGTCGCTGGGGCTATCACGCCCGACGTCCCGGCAACAGCCCCCGGCAACGCGCCCAATGTGCCCGCGGCGGCTGCGTTTGCAGCAGCAGCTCCGGCTGCTAATCCCCCGGCTGCTCCAGCTCCCGCAGCCCCGGCACCTGCGGCCAAACCTGCTCCGGCTCCAGCCGCCCCTGCACCTGCGGCTGCGCCCGTACCCAACATGCTGCCCAACAGAGGGGCGAGCAACGCGAGAAACGCCATAATTAATCCTCCCTTACCCATGCGAACCTCAATGCATCTATGCGTTCGCTCGTGAATTGTCGCGATACGCCCTCGAAGACGAAACCGAACCGCTCGAGCCATCGCTGATTAGTATCGTAATTCCCCACCACCGCCGCCTCTATCCGGTGCAGGTCATGGCCGTCTATCGCTTCCCGCAATACCCCAGCCACTACCTTTGTCAACCATATGCCGTATCGCCCCACTACCTCGGTCAGGTTCAGCCAGGCATAACCCACGCCCGGATGCGTGACTATCACGCCGCCTGCCCCGACAATCGCTTCCCCCAACACCATGGTATAGGCCGGGCCCGCTGTTGCCTTGGCTATCAGCATGGCCTGATCCTCGTCGTTCACCTGCCCGTCATCACGGTTTACCAGCCCCCCGTTATGCTCGGGCTTGAATGGTATCAGGCTAGGGGTCATAGTCCCCTCCCATACGGTCGCCGTAGGACAACTCACCGGCAAACATGACCACCGACATCGGATACGCCTGATCCTGGCGGATTTCCACATACCCGTCGCGGCTCCAGCCTATCCCCTCGACCAGCAGATTCCCCGTGAATAATCCATCTTTCGAATACGACAGAGCTTCCCCGTTGAGAGTCCCGCCCTTGGTATCCTGCACCCGCAGCAATACTTTGTCCCACGAGCGCGGCACTCCCTCGATGCTTGTACCCTCCACGCCTGGTCGCATCGTCTCCACCACCATCGTATACCGCAGCCCCAACTCCACCGTGGACCCGCCCTCCAGCGTGTCGTCCAAGGTGACCGTCCCGCCGCTTACCGTCTTGTCGCCGCGGTCGTACCCGTCCTGCTTGATGCCTACCGTTTTGCCTTCCAGGTATTCGAGCCCCGTGATCACCGGGTCCGTCACTCCCGTCAGCAACGTGGCGCAGTCGAACTGCAGCCCCTGGTTCGATACCGGCTCACTCGCGTAGGCCGCCATCCTGTCCTCCACCACCTCTATATATCGCTTGGTTGCCCCATCGATGGTCCGGTTGACAATCAGCCAGACCTGATCCCTGTCCCCGTCCGGATGCCTTTGCACCGCTACCGACTCGACCGCTCCGTCCGTGACCCAGCGCGCCCACGCACTGACTTCCTCCGATGGCCGATACGTCAGCACCAGCAGCACCCCGTCTTCTCTGACCACATACACTTGATAATCCGGGTCTTGCGCGTAGGCCATACGCGTCTGTGCCACCGGCGTCGTAAACAAGTGCTCCGACACCAGCGTCATGTCTTCCGGCAACTCCAGGTCGCCCCCCGTATGGCGCAGGGCACTTACCCGGCGGCGGGACTTCGAGATAAACAAGCTACCGTTCAGCACCTCCTGCGCCTGAATCGACGCTGCGCCCTCGTTCCCCGCTGGCCGCACCGCTGGTATTACGTCGCCCCCTAACGGCTCGTCTAGCCCTGCTCCTTTTGCCGTATGCTCGTTCTTCGCTGTACCCAGAAACAGAAACGTATCCGATATCATCCACTCCAACACGTTGACCTGCCTGGACGCTACCGTATAAAACACGGCGTCTGTCGCCAGCGGGCCCCGTGCGAAGTTCTCGAAATCGTCTGTCGAGGACAGCCACCAGGTTGTCGGCTCTAACCGGTTGCCGCCAAAGCCCAATCGCCCCTCATGAAACTCGATACACTCCGGCCAGCCGCGGGTCGTTGACCATGCGGGAATTTCCAACGTCCACGTACCCAACTCCGTCTGGGGCGGATTGTCTTTGTCTGAGTCGGTGAGTTCCGACAGGATCTGCCCGTTTACCTCCTGGTCGCTGATAAACTCGTTGATCTGGATAACGCCCCCGTACACGATGAGATACTTTCCCACGTCATCGCTACGGAACGCGGCCACATTGGCCTGACACTTCGTAATAGTCTCGACCGGCCCCTTGTCCCGCACATCGAGCCTTGCCCTGGGGCTGCCCCGTAACGCCCAATCCCCTGCCGCTATCGGGTCCGTGTCGGCAAAATCGTCGATGATATCCGCCGTAACCACCGTATCCGATACCGTCGCCGTTATCACCGCCTTGGATACCCCCGAAATGATTTGCTTCCCCACGTCCGACGCCTCGTCGTTGGGCGTATTCGACAGAAACACCGCTGCCGAGGCCGTGAAGGTAACCCCGGTGCCCGTTGTCGCCCCGGGCGTTAGCGTAGCCGCGAACGTCTTGTCCTCTTCCACAGACGGGTACGGGCGGAAGTTCACCAGATTGAAAAACCATTCGGTGTCCGACAGGCGCTGCAGCTTTCGGGGCTGGTGCAACGGCTGTGTGTGATACATCACGTCCGCCGACTGCCGCGTCTGAACATCCGCCAGGTCCGCTACCGAATACGGCGTCACTACCTCGATCGGTGTTCCCGGCGGGTTCTCCAGTGCCGCCCCGTCCTTGAAAAACCGGGCGTAATCCTCCCCGTACTCCAGCATGTAGGCGTCCGTGACAGAAAACTGGAACGGCATCAGATACGCATTCTGAGTGCTGTCTTTGACCTCTTGCACCTTGCGAGTACCGAAACGCCGTGTAAAGCCACCCTGGGGCCAAATAACGGCATTCTGGACTTGTCGGGCTCCATTAAAGTAGGACGCCAGATCGGGGCGTCCTTCAAGCCTCGGGGACAGTTCGCCCGCGGTGAAGTTGGTTTGGAGCGGCTTGGTCTTCTGTGGCATTCTATCGCACGTCCACCAGATCCTGAGCCAGGAAGGTATCGACACTGCCTTCTTGCCCCGACACGCTGGCAGCATCCACCAGCAGGTCGAACGCCTCGGTTGCGAAGGCGACCCCCTTTTCCGTGTCCTTCGATATCGCGTTCGCCAGGTTGCTAGCCATCTTCTTGACCAGCGATTCCTCGAACATGCTATCCCACTCGGTCGAAGACTCCACGAGCTTGGTGTAGACGATAAACGCCTTGGCGTCGTAGCTATACAAGCGCCGGTCCGAATAAACCTTATAGGGATAACGACGATGACCGTAAAAAGGCCAGTTCTGGACGTACTGGTTTCCTTCGGAGTCCGTGCCGGTGGTGTTGGTCAGGTCGCCCATGTACGAGCGAATCATGATGTAATCGTCGGGAAGACGATACGAGAAGGTGAAGTTGAACAGGGGCGCCTCGGCTATCTGCGCCAGTTCTGCCTGCTCGCGGGCGAACGCCCAATTCGCAAACCGCAACGCCCGCTTCAGCGTCGGCTGATAGAACGTCTTGCAGTGCCGCGCCCTGGTATTGTCATCGTCCAGGCTGCCGATCCGTTGCTCACCAATCAGACCGAGCGCCTCATTGCATACATCAACCGGACTAGCCATCTCACCCCTACTCCGGCAATGGGCCCGCCGCTATGGTGGTGTCATCGTCGTACACCTTGACCCATGCGCCCCGGTTGCCTTGTGGCGCGCCGCCTGTGGCCATCGGTCGCTGGCACCGTGCCATCAGATTGGTTGTCGAGCCCGGCACCGAGTCGTATGCCGAGTGCCCGTTGATAATCTGCTTGTCGGCTATCCGGTCCCGTATCCACGCCTGGACAGCGCCCATGGTTAGAAAATCCGCCATGTAGACCACCCCCTTTCGAAGGTTACCCCGACGAGCCGACCGCCTCATGCCATAAGGTTAAAGCCGCCTCGCCGGGGTTCGCATACTCAGTTAATGAGCCGCGAAGATAACGTGCCCTTGGACTACCTCGCCAGGCGCTACCGTGCCGGCCCATAACAAGTCAACCTTCGCCAGCTTGTCGACGGGCACATTGTAGGCAGCCGCCAGCACCGGAATATCGAGCGACTCCGAGGCCGCCGCGGCGACACTGGCCGAGATAGCCGTGCCGTTGACGCGCACCGTGAAAGTGCCTACCGCCGAGGCATTGATCGCCTTGATGGCGACCGGGGCGTAACCGCCGGGCACCGTGTTAACCACAGTATGGTCGGTCGCCACTTCGGTCGTAGTCGTCATACCGATCGACACGACAAACAGCGGGCCGCCCGCTTCCCTTGCCTGCACCGGGACAACTTGCCCCGCTACTCCTGCGATAAATTCAGCCATTATTAATGGTTCTCCTTTCTACCCGCCGTGGGCTAAGTGGTTGAGCCTGCTGCGTCGATTCTCACAACCCCGCCTTCCCATACCCGCACGGCGGCTTGCATCATCAACGACCGGATCTGGATGCTGTTATTCAGATCAGGACGCTCGTTGATCTTGGTTGTGATATCTCTGCCGATGGACAAGCCCAACGCCGACTTGTGAATAGCCAGCAATGCCCTGGACCCGGCCTCCGCCGAGGGTAGCATGTTTTGCAGCTTCGACAGGTCCGGCGCCACTACGTCGGCGATATTGACCCAGGTAAAGCCGTTCCACGGCACCTCGTTAATGGTGCCCTTGTCATAGATCATGCGCGCCGTGAAGTCGGAACTCGTGGCCTGCGTGATCGACTTGATGTCTTCTTCCTGGGTCGGGTGGTAGAGCATACACCGCTCGCCCGCTCCCACCGGCACCGATGCCGCGCTCAACAGGCCGTGAGCCTTGTTGATGGTCGCGTTGTCGATTGCCGTAGTTGCCGTTCCCGGGTTAATGACATGCGACGCCGGTAACGCTACCGTGCCGTAGGTGATGACGCCGGTCCCCTCTGCTACCGTGGCTGTGGTCGCCGGATTGGCAGCAGCGTTGATGCAATGCAGGTCCGCTCGGCGTCCCAACGCGAACACGATGGTCTGCGTGTACCCGTCCCCCGGCTCCACCATGGACCGCAGCGTATGCTCGTCCGATACCAGAACCGCAGCGTCGGATGACTGCAATGTCGCAGCCCGCCTCGAATGCTCCGGGTTCAGGATCTTGGTCTGACCAAACGGACTGACCGTATCGTTAGCGATGACATTGCCCAACCGCTCATGGTGGTCAATCGCCCCGCCTACGTTACGATGGACCATCATCGGGTCGATCTTGCCCTCGAGCAAGCTGCCCTGTTGCTGATACGTGAGATGTAACAGATCGTGGAACCGATAGACCCACGTTTGTTCGATGGTGACGTTTCCGGCCTCGCTCGCCAGCAGCCTGATGACTGTGGCAAGGAAGCCTTTTAGGATGGTGAACATAGGGTTCTCCTGTCAACGGTTATTGGATTAATTGTCTCTGGCGGCGAGATACCCGCACCCACTGCGGACTCCCCTTACTTGCGCGCCAGGACTCCCGTCGGGAGATACCCTGGACTGACCCTTTTGTTTTACTCCTGCCGTAAACGATTGTCTAGTCTTATCGTGCCCATAGCCCCCAGGCTACCTCCAGCCCTACCATGATAGCCACTGCCAGCATAAAGCCCCCGATTATGATTGCGCTCTTTGCCATCTCCATCTGTCCCCCTTATTGCTGGGGACGCCGGGCACCGGAAAGGGGACACAGACCGGCGTTGCTCCCGACTTCCCCGTGTGGCTATTTCGTGCCGGCCTTCTTGAGTTCCGCGACCACTATGGGCACGATTGCGCTTATCAAGGATGCCATTTGGCTTTGAACCGCATCGGCATTTACCGACTGCCGCCCCTGACTGGTGGCGGCGTTGCTACCCACCAAAGCCCCGAACTCATTGGCAAGCGTCAAGGTGTTGTCCACGCCCTTCATCCCGATCATGTAACTCAGGGTCTGGGCATCGGCGTTCGCCCGGTTGCTGGCGGTCGCCCCGTCATTGGCAATCCGGTTCGCTACCGTCTGGGCGTCGGTCATCGCCTTCAGCCCGACCTGATGAGCGTCATCGAGAAACTGCAGCGCCCGCTTATTCAGGTCGTCCATGTGCTGGACAGTCTGATCGTAAACTAACTTCCTGTTGGACATGAGCAACGAGCCCATATCGCTAGTGTCACATTCTTCCATAGCGTCCCCCTTCTCTGGTTCGGTAGGCTCCGGGCATGGCTCCGGACACGGGCCCGGCTCCACCGGAATCGCCGGCGGCTTTGTGATCGCCATCTTGCAGGCATCACACGCCGCATAATACTTGGCGTCGGCCAGCCCGATGGCGTCCCATTTCGCCTGGCTTGGGTCCTTCTGATACGCCGCCCGTGCTGCCTCGGTTTCCCTAAACAGCCTCCAGCACCATCGCCTACAGTCCGCTCTCATCTCGGTGTCCCCTGTTCTTCGTGTCTACGTCCCTCAACCCGTGCCGATAACCTGCCTATTCGCTCCTCCAACCCCTTCAGTTCGGCTTCTTGTTCAGCGTCTAACTTGATAGTCTCCAGCATGTGATCTCGTACTATGAAAAGAAAGTTCTGGATAACCGCCTTTGTCTCCTCTGCTCGTGCTCTCTCTGACTCTATCCACTGAACAAACAGCCAGGAGGTAGCCGCCATAACGATAGAGATCGCCAATAGGGCTACGGGGATTATCCATTCTGGCGTCTTTCTCGATTCTGCCAATCACTAGGCCCCTCTCGGCACGTCACCCTATGCCAGTGCAATCCCTTCCGACACCCAGACCCAGCACTGGACGTATGCCCCCGGATCGTCACCCCGGGAGACCACAGCATTGGAGTCCACCTCCAGTACGCCGTATTCCTGTTTCGCCTCGGCTGCCGCTCGATACCCCTCGTCAGTGGGCTCTGCGTATGATTCAACATGCTGCCCTTGAGTACACCCTGGACAGTGCCCGTCCTCCTTGACGTCTGAAGCCTCCCAGATGTCCCCGCAATAGCCGCACTTGAAAAGTTCTGCCACGCACTGACCCTCATAACCGGTGGGGGTCGCTGGTGGACGGGGATTACGGCTCTGCCCTGTATCAACGTAGTTCTGGTGGCACCCACTGTGGGCACAGTGGGGGGGTGTCACTAGGCTCCTGATGTGCCTGAGGTGCTCCTCCATCTTCAGACACATTGCCAGCACCCGGTCTCGTTGGGACTCGCCTTCGGCGTGAAGTGCCATCTCCCTGATCGAAGCATTAAACTCCTGCAACTGTGCCTCACAGACATTGCTGATTGTTTGGTCGGTCATGGCATCCTCCTTTTCAGCCCTGCTAGGCCCTAGCTGATGTTAACGAGTCGCCTGGACTCCTCTGCCGGCTCCAGCGGCTTATACAACGCCTCCTGCCACTGTTGCCACTTCTTCGTGTTCTTCTTGAACTCTTCGAACATCTCGTGCTTCGGGTCGGACATCGCGCGCCCCACCTCTTCCCGTACATCCTCCCGGCTCATTGCCGCCGACTCCAGCCCCAGGTCTTTCAGATACGAACTGTCCCCTTGTGCCGCCTTGCCCATTTTCATGAACACGCCCAACAGCCGCGGGTCATCTCCCAACCCCAGATACGACATGAGTTCCTGCGTTTCCTTGGGAACAAACTGGTCCCGCAACCGCGCCGCCCCTTCCAGCCTGTCGTTAAAATCGTCGGGAAACTCCGCCTTGAGCGCCGATAGGGTTTCTTCCCGCTGTGCCTCCGTAATCGACAACCCCGGCAACTGCGCCTTGATTGACTCCATCGTCTGCCCCATCAACTCCGCCTGCACCCCCGCCATCTCCGCCAAGGCCTCCGCCGGCACCCCGTGCTTGAGTGCTATTTCGCCAAACCTGCCCGCCAACTCGGGGCTAATCTCCATCCCCTCGGGTAAGCCCTCGACCGAGGACAATGCCTCCGTATACCCGGACGCGTCCTGGGGCAGGTTGGGCATGTAGCCCCGCTCCCGTAACTCGGTGCGGAACTTGACGGCTTCCTCTTCGTTCCCCTCGTTCGGCCAGCGCACCCGCCCACCTAACTCCCTCTCCATCTCCAGTTGCCGTTTTACCAGCCCCGGGATGTCCTTGGGCAGGCTTTCGAACGCCTTGGCGGATCGTAGCGCCTCCTGGCTGCCTTCCGGCCCGTACATGGCATCCTCGGGCACAAGCGCCTGATAGCCCCCGTGCTCTTCCAGCCCCGCGGTGAGTTCGTCAATCTCCATCGTTGCCCCCTTCTGTCTCCGGCCCTGCGTACTTGGCCGGATTGTCCGATCTGTCTATCGCGTCCAGTATGCTATGCACTACCGCCCTGCCCCCGCCGTGCTGCGCCATCGCTATCGGGTCCGTGCCTTCGTAAAGCGTACAATACACACGATCCATCAAGTCCTGTAAGCACCTGCGCCCCTGCTCCGTCGAGAACGTCGCCTGGTAGTCATAGATGAGGACCTCGCTAACGGGCTGCCACTTCTGCAGCAGCCACTCGTCCCGCCTAGCCACCTACACCTGCATCACTCAACGCACTAACCATCGGGGCGGTTTTATTCAGCCCCTCGGCTACTGCCCCCGCCTCGGCCATCATCTGCTGCTCCTGGGCTTGCTGGGCACGTTGCTGCCGTATCTGTGCCACCTCGTCCTCCCCGCGCTGTGCCTTGGCAGGGACGCCACGGACATCGAAGATCGTATCGACCAGCCCGTCCATATCCAGCCTGTCGAAGATCGACGGGTCAATCTCCGCTAGCGGCGCCATGTCGTTGATAGCCAACTGTATAGCCTCCACGTCCCCGGCTTTCTGTGCGCGTGCTATCGGGTTATTGAACTCGACCTCGATAGTCCCGTCTGTCTCGTATATCTCTTCCGGTGGATCTGAGAACAAACCGCCTTCCATCCCTACCTGCCAGGCGATATCCACCACCTCGCCCAGAAACGAGTGCTCGAAGTTGGCATACACCGGCCCCAGGATCCGAAACAGAAGCTCTATCTTTTTGGCGTACTCGAAGGCGGTCATCTCCGTTTTCTGCACTTCCATCAAGGCTATCAACTGGTCCACGTAGAACGCCCGGTTGATACCCGCCCGGATGTCCGCCATCATGATCTGGCTCACCTCGGGATGCGAACCCGTCTGGAACGCCTGCACCGAGTCCGAAGGCGGCCCGCCCACCGTCCTGACCGACGTGTTTCCACCCGGCACCAGCCGCAGGCTACCGATCACGCTATCATGCCGTGTCAGCACCGGGGGCCGGATCTTGAGTGACCAGTCCTCGAACGACATCTGCATCGCCCGGTTGCCCGTTCTCGTGTCTGGGAACGCTATCTCACCCCGCCCACGCCCGTACACCTCGCCCGGCGTCTTGCGGTAACGGCTGTTGGCACTAGGAAACCGCGAGTAGCCGCCCTCCTTGACCACATGCTTCGACTCACGCTCTACCCACGCGGACGTTATCGGCATCGACTTCGCCAGGCTACCCCGGCGTTGCTCCCCCATGGGGCGCGGCTCGATGGCGTGGATCATGTCCATAAACCGGTCGCCACCCTGATTGGCTATCTGCGCCCGGACCCCATCGCTCATGTTCTCCAGCCCGAACCGAGCCGCAAACGTGCGCGCCGCCCCGCGAAACAGCCGGTAGTTCGTGTCCACCATCCCGTCCGGCCCTTCGCTAATAGCAAACCTGCCGATCCTGTCGGCATGCCAGTAGTAGCCCCGAAAGCCCCCTTTGTCCTGATTCGGTAGTGCCGGCGCCTCCTCCCCGATTAACGAGTGAGTGCCAAACACCAGATAATCAATCATCGACTCCGACGCCTCGGCGTAATACAACGAATTGGCTAACTGTGCCATCATCCGGTCCCGCGACTCCTCGAGCCACTCGGCCACCGCATCCTTGCGCCGCTTCCCGTTTGCGTCCGACATGTACGGGTCAAACCACATAGTCGCCGGGTTCATCGTGTTCCCGGTAATGAAATTCGCCGCCAAGTCCCCGGCATAGATCGCCGTCGAGTCGTACACCCCCGCCGTTTGCTTTTCGCCCGGTGAACGGAGAGTACGCACCCCATAACGCGTCGGTGCCATAAACCGCGCCATCAAGTCCCATCTCTCCTCAAATTGGTATCTGTCCCTCCTAAGTGCTGCATATCGTTGAACTACATCCGTGCCTATTAATGCCATGAATACCCCTTCTTGCTGGCTGGAGCGTTCGTGACGCCCTGACTATCCCTGTTGCCCGTCGCAAGCATTGACATTCACATTCCCCCATACATCAGGACCACCCCTATCGTGATCAACGCCAGCCCCATCGCGACCGCCATAACCCCCATCCTCAGTGAACCCGCTGGATAATCCCGCCGTCACGCTCTTCCTCGCTCAAGAAGATAGCGTCCTGCGGTGAGTCTACCCATACCGTGCCCAACATCGACGAGGGCGAGAAATGCCCCGGCTCCGCCTGGAACGTCCAGTCTCCCGTCGCCTTGGCGCGCTCCATCTCGATATGATAGCCCGCACCATCATACGTCAGGTATTCCTCGGACGTTGCCTCGTCCCAGCCATGAGAAATAGCATGGACCGGCACCCCGTGACGCCGCATCAAACGATCAATACAGCTATGCACTATCATCTGATGCGCCCGGATACACGCTCGCATCCTCTGTTCAGCTGCCTGCATTACTCCCCCATCTTCGTCTTAGGCCCGGCTGTCCCCCTCGACATGCGATTCAAGATAGTGTCATGATATCCCGTCGCCCGTAGCCGCCGCCGCTTGGCCGACGCCTTGGCCTTCTCGCTTGCCTTCATGCCGGACGGTGCCGGCGACCCGCTGGATTTGCCCATTTAAGCCGCCTCCTTGCCGCTCGAGGGCTTCTTTGACTGCTTCCCCTCGTATAGGGCTGCAAATGCCATTTCAAGAGCGTCCACGCGCCCTATCAGTTGCCCCAGTATATCGTCCAGCAATACGCCCACCCCGGCTAAATCCCCGGTCGGTCGCTTGCGCTTGAGCAACACCAGCTTATCCCTGAGCTCATCCGCCTTGCTCTGCCCTTCGGTACTCATCTCTATGCTCATGTCGTTACTCCCATATCGTGTATTCCGCCGGCTTGTACGGGCTATCCTCTATCATGTCCCCCATCGGGTCAAACGCCATCTCCACCTTGAGCGGCGCGGTCGACTTGGCCGCCCCCGGTCGCATTCCCGCCAGCATGTAGATCAGCGCATCCCCGAAATCCTCCCACGGGTGGTTCGGCTTCTTGGGCTTGTCCTTGCTCACGTTCCCCAGCCGGTCCTCCGGGTAATGCCACTGCCCCTTCAAAGCCTCAATCAGGTCGGCGTTCCCCTCCCCGTCCGCCGCTATCACAATGCCATTTATTCGCCCCAGGTTGCTTATGAGCAACTCTTCGCGTCCCACCCAAGGCACCGGCCCCGGCTCCATCGCACCACCTAGTGTCTGGTAGATTATCTCCACCGGGTTAGTATCAATGTCCGCCTGCTCTGCCGTGTTGAGTGCCGGGTCGTAGCAATGACGCAGCATCTGCCAGTCGTTAAACACCCATTTGGCGTGATTGACCAGCCACTGACGCACCTTGCCCTCGGCTAGCTGCTTCGTCCCCGCCCGTTGCTCCGACAATGCCGCGAGAACCTGCATCCGCCCGCGCCATTCCTGCCCGATGATACATACCGGCGTATGCCCGCCGTCCCATCCCAGGTGCAACGGCTCGTGTGGATGCGCCGCCATCTCACCCGGCTCGACGTGGATGTCAGGTCGGAAGTTATGCGCCACCGGCGGTCCCATGTAGACCGATGCCGGCTCACCCGTCAATAATCGCTGTTGCAGGTCCGGGCGCCCCGCTGTCGCATCTATCCAGCGTTGCCGGTCTTCCTCCGATGCCAACTCGCCCGGTGGTACGCGGAACGCCATCGAGCCCGCGACTGGATCCAGGTCTTGACGCCTGTCACCGAAAAACCGTTTCCACGTCCAGTGGCTTGCCGCCGGGTAGTTTAACGTCATGATTGCGGGGTTATAATACGATGGGATGCGGAGGGAGGTGATAGCCGTGAGCCAGGATACTTCGTTGACACCGGACGAGGCGTAACCCGCCGGCGCTGGCTCCTCGAACCATACCCCGCAGGACTCACGCCGTACCCGGTTCATGGCCGACTGATCCTCGATACCGAATAGCGACATGTGGACCGCCTCCACGCCGCCGATAGTGGCGACCGCCAGGTGATCCTGCTCCCGCTGCGTCCATATTCCTTGCCATAGCGGGTTATTCATGGACGGGACCGTCTTCTCTTTGTGGGACTGGTGGGTATCGGTGACTCCCATCCATTGCACCGGCAACGGATAGCCCTTCTCCTGGTGCTGCTTGGCATGGCAGATCGTAGCCAACAGGGCACCTATCGTCTTGCCATCGCCCCGAGTGCCGAAACACGCCATCTCCGGCGCGGTGCCGTTAATGACCGCCTTCACAAAGCGCGAGACCATCGGCTGGAGTTCAATCTCCATGCTTCCCCTTGCCGTTCTCCACTATCTCAGGCCAATCCGTTGGCGTCTCTGGCTCCATGTTGATCTCTATCGGGTCTGTGCCATCCTTGAACGTTATCGCCAGACTGCTAGGTAGTGAGTCGTCTGTGATCTCCAGCTTCTGTGAGGGCTGGCCCCAGCAATAGGCCATTACCGTCTTAGCTGCTGACAACGCATCACTCACAGACGGCAGACACGGGAGTTTCCTGTTCTTCCCGTCCTCACCCATAACCCACCTGGGCTCACAGACGCGGTTCTCCAAGATCGCAACGCACAGGGCGAACGCCTTCCTGCCGTACTTATCGCGCACCTTTCGCGGTAGTCCCTTCGGCCTTCCCGAAGGATTGCCCGACATCCCCGGCTTCCATAACCATGGCTTATCTCGTGTCGATGCTTCCATGTGCTATATCCTACTGATACCTGACCTGACCTACGTCGCTTCCCCAGCGACAAACAAACTCATGGCTATCACGTCGATAACGTTGGCGATAGTGCTCTTGATAAACACGCTGATCTGATCGCCCGGCACCAACGACGTCGCTTTGGGAATGGTAACCACCAGGTTCTGCACCAGGTCCGCCGTTGGATTGGCACTAGATCCCGAGACAGCCTTGATCAACTCGATGCTTGTACCCTCCACGCCGTTAAGCCCAAACCCTACCGATACATCCTGAGACTTTGCGGGGATCCGGATTGATGCATTGATCACCAGGGCATTTTGGAGCACCGAACCCGGCGTATCCAGCGTCAGCCTGCCCGCCGCATAGCTCGTGCCAGAGAGTTGGGTAGTCACCGCCACCCCTGGAACATACTCCTCCCACACGTTAGGCGCGGCTACCGTATGTGTATCAGCCGCGTTGATGGCATAGGCTCCGTTAAACTCCACTCCCGCGCCGGTGTTCCCGCCACCGCCCGCGGACGATGCCAACAGGTCCCAGTCTGGGCTGACGGTAAAACCGTTGCCCCGGAGGTCCACGCCGTACGCGTCATCGTCGAGCGGGATCGTGGCCAGGTTGTCAGTCACAAACCCCTTGACATCGACATCCGGCGTTACAGCACCGATCCAGTGATTGGCGATGTTGTTGTATATCGTATCCGCTCCACCAGCAGCAAAACCACTGATAGTGACGCCCGTGCCTGACCGGATTGCACTGCCCTGAGAGGTGACCGTGACCGGGAACGTGTAATATGTGCCGTTGTCTACCGGAGTGCCGGCTATCCTATAATTCTCGAACCTGGCCGGCGTCGCCGTCTCCACCAAATCCAGCCTGTCGCCGTCTGCTAGGGTAGCTAGATCCGCCGATGCGTCTGCCACGTTTGAATCTGTCTTGGAAATGTAGAGGTTGAGTTGGGCCGCGTCCCGCTCGTAGTTGCCGCTGCCTGGATCTACATCGATACCGATGCCCTGAAAGGCCCACGGGCGCGTGAAGCTGGTCTCGCCCACGGTTTTCTCGGCTATCAGGGTTATTCTAAGCTTCGCCCCTACAGCATACAGCGCTGGCGGCAGGTTGATGCCAAACCACCCTACAGTGCCCACCGGGACTTCTGCCGAGCCCAACAGTATGGGGAACGCCGGGTCGGTAATGTCCTGAGCGGCCAAGACGTACGCGATATCGGTAGTTTCAGGTCGCCAGCACCGGACGCCGTCGATAAATATCAGCCCGGTTATAGTGTACTCGTGCCCACTATAGACCGCGCCCGCCTGATTGGGGGTTATCCATAACGGCACGTCTGGGAGCGTCCAGCCAGGAGCGCCATCCGCTACTGGGGCCGGCTTGTCCGTGGTGGTCTTGTTGGCCACCATCGTATAGCCGCCGTCGATCACCATGTCGCCCACGTTGTAGGTGCCAGATGCCCAGATGTCTCGCCAGTCCACAGGTACCGCGAAAGGCACCCCGAGGCGATGGGCATAATCCGCTGAATACGTGCCGTCATTCGCCAGTACGCTAGAGCCATCCCCAGTATCCTGATACATGGTGCCCGTGGAGACTATCGACACCCCGTCGGGACCGTACAGGATGAACTCGCCCGGAGTGGCCGGCTCCCCGACCAAGGCCCCGTCATTCGCGTTGGCATCGAGCCCCGGTACCGTCATGCGCTTGCCCGTAGTGGCGCGCACCTTGCCAGAAAGGAAGTCGACACGCTTGACACGCTCTTTCTGGCGGATGTTTCTCATTACCTAACCATTTACGCTGGTTGCGGGACTGTCGTCAAGCTAAAACCTTATCCCCATAGCCGCTCCTTCGGGCTCCCCGCCTGCAACGCCAAACACCCGTATATCTCCTCGGCACTGGTCGCTATCATGTACGCCCCAGTCCACGAGTCGCAGAATGCCTGCTCGTCCGGCGTCAGCTTGCGCGCCGACGGTGGCCGGTCCGGGTCCTTGAGCTCTACCAGGATAGTCACCCCACGCCAGCCTACTACCAGATCCGGGAACCCGCCCCCGACCATGTGCGTCGGAAATACCGATACGCCCGGTATCTGGCGCAGCTCGCGCACTACCTGGGATTGATTTGTGTCCACCTTTGCCGCCCTTCTCACCGCCGCCTCCAGACCTTGAGTTCCCGACTGTGATTCGTTACCCGAGCCGACTTTCTCCGCTCCCCCGTGAAATACCAGCCGCCCCCCTTGAACATACTCCCCGCTGCTGGCCCCGGGTTCGCCATATAGCCACGTTTCGCCAGCTCCAGGCCTATGTCGTCGCTGGTGAGCCCCTCCGGGTAATCTGGGGCAATTTCGAGCGCTATGCGACGCGCCACGTCCAGCGAGTAGGGCCGGTTGTCCTTCGCGAGCTTCATGCCCTTCTCTTTCTGGTAGTTGGCCTCCGCCGCATCGAACATGTCAGGCTGATAGGGTTTCCCTTGACTCTTCTGTGCTTTTGCCATATCGTAGCCCTTCCTTCCGGTGTCGTCGTTGTGCAGTCAGCGCCCGTCAGGTTGTTAGCTTGGCAGGCGTTGCTGTGTCTACTCGCAGATCGCCTGCCTTGCCAATTCCTTCTGATCGTCCTCTAGTTTGCTGTAGGCGTTAAACACCTTCTGCCAGGGCTGGAGGCGCTTGTCCTTTACAATCCCCGCTTCCCTGGCTGCCGCCTGCATGGAGGGGTAGTCCTCCAGCTTCTCGAAGACCTCCGGTGCATCCCGCATGATTCGAGCAGCCAGATAGTTGAGATCATCCCCCTGTAAAACCATTATATTTTCTATTTTATTATGGTTTTTTTCCTTACTTGGCCTTCCTTGTGATCGCCTCTCCGGTGCCTTCGCCTTCGCTTCCGCCAGCGAGAGTTGCTCACCTTCTGGCCTATCGGCGAATCTCTCTTCCGCCTCAATCAGCCATTGTACTTTATCGGGATTGACTCCCATCCCGTCCCAACAACACGCCTCCCAGGATACAAAGCCAGCCTTGCTCCATCCTTGGTCTACCTGCAACATATGACACGCCTTCACGAATGGGCGGATATCCCGGTCTAGGAACTCATGGGAGCGCATCGCATGAACAACGATCTGTTGCCACCACTGCGGCGTCCCCTCCCTCAATGCTGCCGGTTCTACGATAGTGGTAGCCATAGCGGTACCTCCTTCGTTTTCGCGATCCGGTTATTGAGTTCTTGCAGCCAATCATATTTTCTCTTGTAGTCGCCTGACACCATGTTGTCGTGATTCAAGCGGCTATTCATCACCCACTTCCGGTTGACCGCCTTCTTGATATCCCCTGCCACCCCTGTATCACCCGACTTGAGTTTCTTCGCCTTAAAGATATTACTCACCAATGTTCGGGTCGCTATCTTCACCTCCCCTTGCCACATATCGAGCAGGCTACTCTCCGACATTTCTGTGTTAATCGTGCTTGCTGGTGGGGCTTCCGAATCCATCACACCAAGCGACTGCCTCACTATCTCGCCCACCCTACCTTCATCCACGTCTGGATAAAGCCCCTTGACTCCCTCAACTATGCTCTCAACCTTGGTTGTATCTCCCGGTGACACTCGCTCCGTCCTGTACCATTCAACATCGACAATATGAGAATCCGGCAACTCTATCATCGGTGCCTGCCCGTCATCGGTCTCTTGTTGCGGCTCGTAGTCCTTCAAATCCCGCTGCATCGCCGCCTCTAGCTCATCTATCACTCGCGCCACTGCCGTATCTCTGCCGGCGAACACATCACAATAACGCTGATTCTTATACTCGACCTTAGGTATCAGTCGCTGGCCACGACCGATTTGCTGCAATAGCTTGGTAGGGGCTTTAGTAAGATGCAAAAACGCCAATACCGACACGTTTGGATGATCGTACCCAATCCCCATCATGTCGATCACACAAACACACTCCAGCTCCCCCTTCCTGAATCTCGCCTTGATCTCCTCGTTCTCAAAATCCGGACGATCCACGCCAACCCAGTCACTGAACCCATCGCCCGCAATCCGATTCAACTGCCGATTTACCGACTTTGCATGGTCGTTTGACATACAAAACACCATCATCCGATGACGCTTCGCCTCATCCCTGACAAATTGGTTTTTTTGCGCCAGTCTTGCAATTGCATGGGTCAGCAATGGCGCGGTGTATTTCTCGATATATCGAAGTCGCCGCTTCTGCTCAAACTTCTGAAAGTCCTCATCTACGTCTGGCCCGAGATCCCCCGCCGTCAACCGGGTAGGATCACTATCACCGTTGACCGTTACGTCAATGTAATAGTCTTCGATATGGCCCGTCGGTTGTCGAATCGCCTGCTCTTCTATCCCCTCAGTGATACCGACGTGGGTCCGCGTACTTCCCTTAGCCACCGTCTTGAGCCCATCACTTCGTATGGGGGTAGCTGTTGTAAACATCTGAAATGCAGCATTTAATGCCCCGAGCCCACCCCACGACTTGCCCGCCGCTACCTTGTGCGACTCGTCATAGCCAACAAACCATCTGTGGTCGGGATGGACCCGTAACAGTGAATCCACAAACTCGTTTGCCACCCCCTGTTGATAGGTTGCTATAAACACCTCGATCTGACCTTCCGTTACATACCGCAACTCACGTGTTTTCTTCGTTATTCGTACACTGCCGCCAATGGTAACACCCCATTCTTTCGCAAACGGGATTACAACGCCATCGGTCTGTGTGCGGAGGTCGTCCGTAGGCACCAAAATCAACATCCGGTTACACAGCTTACGTTCACGCAAGACTACGTATCCACCAAGCAGGACCGAGGTCTTGCCGTATCCGGTCGGGAAGTTGATTTCGTGTTTTGTTTCGGTAGTCTCAGCGAGCGCGAGGAGCGCCCTTAATTGGCCGGGTCTGAATTTCGAGAGATTGTCTCCGAAGATTCCCATGAGGAACTCTTCCGAAGATTGCACGTCTTGCACAGTGCTCTTAGATTGCATAATTCCGTTACTCCTTCTTTTGAGTATGGTTTTATATGGTCAACGTGGAAGTCGTCCGTTAGGTCCGCTCCACAGTTTTCGCATTTGCCGTTTGATAACAGCCATGCGCGCCATCGTTGAGTTCTCGTAGCTAGTCTTCTTATATAAACCACCCCCCCTCTTTCATCCCCTTCTACTCCTACGCCCCTATCCTGTCAAGTTTTTACAAGCCCTTCGCCTTTCTCTTCTCCTCCTCCATCCACGCCGGCAGCCCATCGTAAGCCCGCCGCTCCCGCTTACTGGCCGTCACCCCCGGCTTCTGCGTCTTATCCACCGGTTTGGCACCGTGGAAACTCACGTCCTTGCGTACCCACGTCCGAAATGCCGCCGTCCAGTCCTTGTGGGTAGTCCCATTCGCCTTGGCATGGTCCTCGAAATGCTCTGCCAACTCCTCCACCGGGCGAGTTGTCTGTGCCGCTGTCCACTCCTTCACGTCCGGGTCCAGCCATTCAGATCTGGGTGGGAGGGCGCTAGCCCGTCTCCCCTTTTCTTTATCTGAGTTTAAAGATCCGGATATCTTAGTTTGTAGCCCATTTTGGCCTGGGCCAATTTGGCCTGGGGTCAGCCCATTTTGGCCTGGGTAGGTTGGCAACGAATAGCGGTTTGTCGAACCCTTCACGGCTTCTATCTTGACCAGCCCGCACTCCACCAGATTGGCAATGGTGCGCTTCAGGGTATTGAGTGAGACGTTGACATTGGTCGCCATTCGGGGATGTCCAGCCCAGGCATAACCAAAGGCATCGTTCCACCCATCCGCAATCTCGCAGAGCACCAGCTTCTCGGTTGGATTCAGATTTGTCTGGGACCAGGCCCAATGGAAAGCACGTAATGACATTCACTCACCTCCCTGGGAACAGTTAGACCGTTCCCGTACCGCTGCATTATCTAACGAACAGGCCAGCCTTATCGCCACCGCTGCGACCTGTAGCGCCTCCTTGACGATGCCGTCCATGTCGTTGCGATGAATCGCCTCGATAAGTTCGGTGTATTCCTCGGTGAGTACGCCGAGCCCCTCATGCGTCGATTGAAAATCCCCGTACTTTATCGCAGCCGTCAGCCGCTCGCTGTCTATGATGTCCTGGTATTCGTCACATATCATTTGAACATATCCATCTGGTTTTCTGAGTCCACTTGAACACCCAAGTTGCTAACAGCCTGGTCGAAATATGACCGTTTGAGCTCTATGCCTACGAACTTTCGTCCCCACTTGAGAGACTCCACCCCCTCGCTCGCTATCCCGGCGAATGGCGACAACACCATATCCTCCGGAGCTGACCATAGCGCCAGACAACGCTTGATAACCTCGAGCTGAAGCGGACAAATATGCCGTTCGTCCTCAGACTCACGCGCGCTCATGTACTGGAGCGTGTCGCTTGGTTTGATATCTGTCCATATAGGCGACGCCCACCGTTGCCATAGCGACACTGGAAACACGTCCCCATCGTGGCTAATCGGCTTTGTGTTTTCGCCGGGTTTCCGAAATGTTACGACGTAATCCGGTATCCCCTGCCGACTCATCGCCGAATCCTTCCGGATCTGCTTGTGTAGCAATCCCACCGCCTTGGTTCTCTGCATCGCCATCACCGGGTCTTTCCATATCACCACCTCGCTATGGTGAATGAACCCCACCGCCGCCATTGCCCGGATGATATCGCCGCGGAAGTCCATCAGGCCGATAACTCCATCCCGCGCCTTGAGCGTCGGCAGCAACATGCAATGAACACTCACCAATCGCCCCGAACGAATGACCCGGAATAGCTGATTCGCCAAAAACCCGTAATGCTCCATGAACTGTTCATGATTCGTCGAGTTGCCCATGTCCGCCAGATGGTTAGAGTACGTGTATAACGAGGAGAACGGCGGCGAAAAGATAGCATAATCAACGCTCTCCGCATCCATTGTCTGCATCACCTTAACGCAGTCCCCGTTATGCATCGTCCACCCCGCCCCCTCTTTTTTCTCGTGCATCGTAGTCCCCATTGTCCTCGCCTTCTGGACTCGTTCCGCTATCGCGCCGAGCCTTGCCTGCATATCTTTGTGGTTCGCCTCTTTGCGGAGTACGTTTTTCAACGTGAATATGTCTTGATCCGTAGTCACGATATGTGCCGTGACGTCTTCTGTTTGCCCAAACCGCCAGCACCGACGAGTCGCCTGATATAACGCCTCGTAAGAGTCCGACAGCCCCACGAAAACCATGTTGTGGCAGTTCTGCCAGTTCATACCGAACCCTGCTATTTTGGGCTTTGTGACCAATACCCGAACCTTCCCATCCGCAAATCCCAGCATCGACTTCCGCTTGTGTTCGTCGCTATCCCCGCCCTTAACCTCGACCGCGCCTGGCACCGCCCGCGCCACCGCTGCCGATTCGTCATTGAGCTCACACCAGACTATCCATTGCCCAGGTTGCGATGCGAGGTCTATCGCTTTCGCGCACCGGTCCGCGATTGAACTCCGCTGTAGTTGCCGCTTTTCGTTCAGGTCCAGATTGCTGACCGGCAGCAACTGGCTCCCCTTGAACTCGGTACTCACTCGATTCGTTACATATCGCAGTTCTGGCAAATCAAACCCATCGTCGGAAAACCCCACTTGAGAGGGTCGTTGAATCATCACCGACCATGACAGTACCCAATTCCAAAACTCATCGACCGCATGCCCCTTAATCCGCCAGTTCTGCGTCGAGCCACCATCGTGAACAAAGAACATCGAGAGCATTTCGGTTCGCGTCATGGCCCCGACAAACTCCGCATGATTGCCCAACTCCATAAAATCGTTCGGCGATGGCGTAGCCGTACATGCCAGCTTGTATTTGTGCTGGGCCGTTGACTCGATAATCTTGGTACGGAATACGCCAGTGTAGGATTTGAGAATGGAACTCTCGTCGAGAACTATCCCGACGAACTCATCTAAATCGAAGTGGTCTATCTTCTCGTAGTTGGTTATGGAGACTTGGCTTCTGACATCGGCCTGCGTATCGACCTCACTGCAGTCGATTCCGAATCTCTGCGCCTCCCGAACGGTCTGGGCCCTTACTGCCAACGGTGCGAATATCAGCACCGGACCAGGTATCCGCTCCGCCCACGATAATTGCATAAGCGTTTTTCCCAGACCGCAATCGGCAAAGATACAATACCGGCCAACCTCAAGGGCTCGCTCCGTTATCGCTCGCTGGAATCCATATAGGTGAGGATTCAGGTCACCATGTGAAACACCCTCAGACTCGAACCTCAAAACCTTTGACTCTAAAAACTGATCGTATTTTTCTGACACTAGACACCCCCTTCTAAGGTATTGGTGAGTGGCTAAAGGCCCCCCGGTGTAGAAGGCACCGGAGACTTACGACGGGCGATCAACCCGTACCTCTAACCAAAGTGAAAGCTACCATTACTCTCGCACGACCGAAACGTCAAGGTTTATTCTGCATCTTCCGCCAGCACCGCTGCCCACACCCCACAAAGTCACAGTGATAGCGACAGGTGACGCGCTTCATTTGCCCGGCGCCCGCTTGGCGGCGGCCCCGAGAAACTGCACCGCTTTGTCTAGTGTTTCGCCCTGCGCCTTCAGCCTGGCGTCGTAGGAGTCGAACGCCCTCGCGTTGGTGGTGGACTCCAGCCGCCACGAGCCGTCCGCGTTCTGCACCGCGAGCACGTCCTTGCCGCTCTCGTACCGCAGCTCCTTCCCCTTGCCGTCCTCATATCGGACTTTCGTAAACGAGCTCGGCACCTCACTGCACCCGACTATCAGCACCAAGGCCCAGATAGCCGCGCCCCCTGCGATCCCGTTGGCTACGCCTTTAAACTCTCGCATTATTGTCCCCTTCAATAGCCCGTTGAATCGCGCCCGGCAATCGCCAATCTGTTTCGGTCATGCCTTCAACAAACAACGCCTGCTGTTCCATTATCCTTCCTCCAGCCAGGCGGCGGCGACAGCAATCGTGCTGACCCCCATCCCGCCGGCCAGTTTAAACACGGTGTCCCGCGTGATCTCAGTTTTCACGCCCCGCTCAAGCTCCGACAGGTAGCTGGCCGACAGCCCGCACTCGTCAGACATCTCGCGCAGTGAGCGCAACCCTCGATTCCGTTTCAACAGCTCTGGTAAAGTCATGCCGCCACATTACCATGCACCGATGATAGCTGTCAACGCTAGTGGCACGTATTTATTTTCACGGTATGGTGTTTTTTATTGGATAATGGCCTTGACACCTAACGCTATTGGCGTTATGGTACTCAAACAATGAGCACTTGAACACAACGCATAGCCGGCCCCCGAAGACGGGATAAGCACCATAGGGCCGGTC